TATAAGTACATAATCAACAAAGGGTCCTCCAGGTCGTCCAAAACGATTTCTTTAATTGACTGTTGCGATCTTTACGCACGCCAACACAAATCGAAAAGAATCACAATTTGGAGGGACACAAAAAGGATTTGCGTTGATACGATATTAAACGACCTCAAAAAACATTTTAAGCGGACCGGGCGTTGGTTGCTCAATCACGAATTTAACAAAACCAACAAAGCGTTAACGTATCGCACGGACTCGACATTGGAATTTTACGGAGCGGACGACGAAGAAACGGTCCACGGATTAGAACAAGACGTCTCATGGCTGAACGAACCGTATAAAATCGCGCGGGAGGTGTTTAACCAAATCGACCAAAGAACGTCGGATTTTATGTTTATAGATTACAACCCGAAAAAGGGGCATTGGGTCGAGGACGTCGCAAAAGATGATCGCGCAATAGTTTTGGAATCGACATTCAAAGACAATCCGTTTTGTCCTCCAGAACAACGGCGCAAAATCTTATCATATCAACCCGTAAAAATGTCGCATTTAGTCGAGTCGGGCGAAATGACAGAAAGCGACGCGATACAATACGACTTTGAAACCAACCCGGGCGAATATTCCGAAAACGAATTAAAAGAGTTAACACGTTGCATTGAGAACGAACACAAAAACAGCGCGTCCGCGTTCAATTGGCAAGTGTACGGATTAGGAACCAAGGCCGAACGACCAAACCGAATTTTTAGATTCGAGGAGGTCGCGGACAATTATTATTTTAATTTAGATTCGGAGGAGTACACAATAACGGATTGGGGAGCCGTGGACCCGTGGGCGATTGTCAACGCGAAATATTACGACGGGGCTTTGTACCTTCACGAAATCAACTATAAATCCGAAAACGAACTCCGCGAACGAATGGGACCAACTGAATTGGCTCAAATCCGAGGCGAGGAGGAGGGGATTGTTTCGTATATGTTCAACAAATTAGGAATTGACAAAAAGCGGGAAATCATTTGCGACAACAACAGACCGTTAAAAATCGCTATTTTAAGGCGGTCCGGTTGGCACGCACTCCCGGCGGTAAAAGTCAAAGGATCAATTTTAGACGGTATCGACGGCGTTAATTCAATGCGCGTTTATTATACCAAATCAAGCGTTAATATAGCCTACGAGCAAGAAAACTATTCGCGAAAGGTTGACACAAAAGGAAAAGTTTTAGACGACCCCGAGGACGTGGACAACCATTTAATGGATTGCGTTCGATACTTTTATTTTCGCCTGGTTCAAAAGGGAATAATAAAAAAAGCGTAAAAAAGTTTAAAATAATTTGGTCAACTTATAAATAACCTATATATTTGACAAAACAAAACGAAACAATTATGACAGCAAAGAAAATTATCGAGAACTTAAAAGGAATCCAAAACCATTTCCATTTAGCGGACAGATACAGAGAGCAAGGCGAAATTCATTTGGATTATACAACAACAGTTGAACCAATGAAATTAGCATTAGCAAAACAGCACGAAGATAAAGCGGAGTTTTCAATGAATGTTTTGTCTGAAATATTAGGACAGCCGAGAGAAACCATTTTGGACATGGTGTTCGACATTGATTGGGCTAGAAATATTTTAAAAGAAATCCTAAAATAAATTTTGCCAACTTATAAATAAGCACTATATTTGACAAAACAAAACGCGACAATTATGATATTAAAAGAAATTATCGAATCAGTCACAAAAGAAAATTATTTCCAACGTGACGACTTTGAGGACGGGACATATATTTGGTTTCGATTACCGGCAGATAATTACGAACTGGTTTTAATTGGTGGAACCGAAATCGAAGAAACAACCGACTACTATATGGGACCATGTGGCGAGACTAAAGGAACATTTCGCAACGAATCGGACATTTCAATTTTACGCGCTCAAATTTGGCACGACGCGGACGAAATCGAATTAAACTTATCCGAAGAAGATATTAAACAATTAGACAACAAAGTAAATTTATTTCACGAATGGAAAATAGAGATCGAAGACTAAACGACACCGCCCAACACTTAGACGGGCAAATCGAAAAACTTAGAAAATTATTAGTAAAAAATCCGGTTGTTTCGGAAATCGAACGCGAGATTGAGGACTATTTCAAGGACAAAAACCACACAACGGAACAACGCGACAAGTTAACAATTGCGTTGATGGCCGAGAAAATAACCGAGTTGGACGAATCATTAAAACGACAAATTAAACGATAGTGTTGAACGGTTCCGGGAGTACAGAGTAAAGACACCCGGGGCCATTTTTTAGACGATAACGTTTAGTATATGAACATGTGCGATAGCATGGTTTTATATACCATGTTATGCACTTTAATTTTAAAGAAATGAAAAAAACAGAATTAGAAGTAATAAAAATATTAGAAACTGATACTTTAGATAGTACAGAAAACAAATCTGAAAGGTTTGAAGCATATAGAAAATGGGTACTTTCATTAAATAAGGAAAGTTTAAAAGGTGTTATAGTTGGATGCGCAACATTTAGACTAAACAATTCTAACAGTAGAATGTTTTCAGCAACAAAAGAAGAAAGACAAAGAGCAAAGTTTAATATTAAAATAGCAAAAATATACCTTGACTTTGCAAAGGAGGCTTTTTATTGTGCATAACACCCAAACAAACCGCCGTTTTAATGCGTTTTTTTTAAACCGTTGGACCCGTCCCCCCGTTCAAATTCCACTCCATTAACTCATTGACTTGCTCCGGGCTATATCCATTCGCTAAAAGTATTTGAGCGGCTCGGGCTTTCTTTTCGATTACCTCGGCTTTTTCCTTTTCGTCCTCTTGCATTATTGGAAGGTGCGAGAAATCCAACTCGAGCGATTCGCCACGGTCCAACAAACCAAAACGTTTTGCAAGGCCGTTTGATAAGTCGTCCGCGATTGGTTTAATTGTGTTCTGATAACATTGTTTTTCGCCGGCGTTCACGTTGTCAAATGTCGAACCTTTGCCGTCGGATGATCGCGAAAACATATTTTCGTTTGCTCCAAATAGGTCCATTATTGCTTTTACATCCTCGTCAACTTCTTTGAACAATTCCAGGTCCTTAGTTGGATAAACCGCCGGCGTCCATTTTAGCGGCTTGCTTGAAACCATGACAGACGCTTGATTGTCTCCGATTCCATACGTTTCGGTCAATTGCGCGCTCATTTGTTTTTGTTCGCGTTCGGTTAGATTGACCGTTCCGGCGACGTCTTTGGCGTCCGAACTCCAAACACCAATAGCACCTTTTTTGGTTAAAATGACATTTCGATAACCTTTGGCCGCGCGTAAATTAGACAACTCCATTTTGATTGCCGCAAGTGGTGACGGAGCCAAAACCGGGTCGTCTGGATTCGGCATTGAGAACTGAATAATTTGGTCCGGTGTAAAAATTTCGTCTTGAGCGTTTCCAAGGTCGAAACGATACTCCGAAATTATTTCGTTGATGTCGGTTTGTTGCCAGATTTTACCGGTTCGTTCTATTTTCATTCGAGACGGTGACAGATGCCACAACGCGTCCGGAATGTCGAAACCTTCAAAACCTTTTAATTGATAAATAAAGTCATTCCCGTACAAACAACGGTGGACCATGAATTGAAAAAGAAATTCGTTTCGAGACTGTAAAACGTTTGGATTTTCGAGCAAATTAACAACGTCGGAATTGTCGATCATTTCGCCGTTCGCGTTGTAATGTTTCCAACAACCATTCGAGAACATGAGCGCGAGCCGGTCGATAACAATACGCAATTGAGCGGTTGTTAAATAAATTTCGCGTTCTTTGTTTTCCAACGAAATCCATTGCTCCGAGCGGTCAAAACTTAGTGGATAGTATTTAAAATCGGGTTGAGAAATGTATTTATTATTATTCGAACCATAACCAAACGCACGTCTGAAAATGTTAAGCCCGTCCAAAAGTCGAAACGAATTACTCATATTAAAATTTTTTAACAAATGTATGAAAATAAAAAACTTTTTGTGTAAGTTTGTTAAAATTATGAACGCGAAAGATAAAAAAAAGGCATTGGAGAAGGAAAAAAAGGCGCGAGAAAAAGCCTTAAAATCCGGCAAACTCATAAAAAAAGCGTATGGAAATACCAAATTTTGAAACAAAAAAAGAATTATTCGAATATCTTAAAACGAATAAAACTTTATTGATTAAATCAAAAAAGGCGGCCGGACTCAAAAAAGCGGACCCAATTTTGGTTTCATACGCACCAAACCAAACCGACAAAGCGTCAACGATCAATCCAAACTCAATCGACAAAATGCAAGTCGTTGCGGTTATTAATACGACGGGAATAATGGACTCACACAAAGACGTTCACATCCCGGGCATTTGGACGAAATCACTCAAAGAAAACAAAAATATAATTTTGCTCCAGGAACACAAAATGGACTTCGATCACATGATTTCGGACCAAGTGAAAGCCACGGCGGACGACGTACAATGGAAAGATTTGGGTTTCAATTTCACGGGTAAAACTCAAGCGTTGACATTCAAGGCGGACATTGAGAAAACAGATAATGAAGCCATGTTCAAAAGATATGCGCGCGGAATTGTTAAGGAACATTCCGTCGGGATGCAATACGTTAAAATAGATTTAGCGATCAATTCAGACGCGGACGAATACAAAGAGGAAAACGCGACATGGAACAAATATATCGACGCGGTAATAAATCGCAAAGACGCGGAGGAAAACGGATATTTTTGGGCCGTGACAGAGGCCAAAGTTATCGAAGGGTCCGCAGTTTTAAAAGGTAGTAATTCGTTCACACCGACCCGTTCGGTTGAGGCGAAACAAAATATTGAAGCCGGAAAATCCACTTCAAGCAATGAGCCGTCGAATGACACTCAAGGAAACCAAATTAACATTTATTCATTTAACTAAAAAAAACAAAGATGAAAAAATCATTTTTAGAGTTTTTGCAGTCTAAAGAGATTTCCCAAGAGAAGTTCGACGGAATGACAGCAGACCAAAAAGCAGAGTTGTA